GGAAGAGGAGCTCCCAGAACTCCACCTGATAAATCTACTTCAACAGGATCAGAAACAATAGGAACAATAACAGGTTCAGGAGGAGGAGTATATATATCCTCGTAGTAATCGTAATAGTCAGGTTCGTCTTCTACAGGTTCTTCATAAACAACAGGATCGTCGGAGTAATCAAAACCAACCCATGCCCCTTCATCTGATTCATCTATTACTTCTTCAATAACAGGATCTGGTTGAGATACTTGTACTTCTTCAACAGGATCAGGTTGAGCTGCTTCTAATGCAGCTTCTTGAACAGCAGCAAATTCTTGATCAGAAGCAGTCTGATCGAAGTAAGGATCATCCTCTAAGAAAATTTCGGGATCAGGTTGAGAAGAAGGATAAGGATCAGAACCTGGACTCATGCTTGGAGGCATTACCATTAAGGAACTCCAATGTTTTCAAACATAAAGAAAAAAGGGAGCTCGACTATCCAGGTGAGGAGATAATCGAGGCTCCCTAAATAAGGAACGCGAAGGGCAATTAGCCGCGAAGCTTAGAGAGCCCCATAAACATTCCGATGACAACGAGAATTGCCAGGACGACGGGGATAATCGTCACGATCGCAATTTCCGCTGGTGACCAGAGTGCAGTGCTTTGAGCTGCAACAACCTGTTTAATGACAACGAAGGAAATCGTTCCCAACAGACCTGCTACGAGAGCATTGATAACTGACTCAACCATAATAGTCTATACCTCCTTTTTTAGAGATCTTTCCAAAATTAAGACTTAGGCTCTCATCTTAGAGAGACCCATAAACATACCGACAACCACCAAGATTGCCAAGACCACAGGAATGATCGTGACAATGGCGATTTCAGCAGGAGACCAGAGTGCGGTGGATTGAGCTGCTACAACTTGCTTAATCACTACAAACGAAATCGTTCCTAGCAGACCAGCAACAAGAGCATTAATAACTGATTCAACCATTTCTATCTTAACTCCTTACTTAGTATATGGAAGCTTTACTTTCGACGTCTTTTCTTCGAAGCTTTACGAGTATAACCCTTAACCCTAACGGTTTTACCCCCCTTGGCCTTGTAAGAATAACCTTTTACTCTAGGCACGCTTGTCTACCTCCATTACCAAATAAGTGTTTAACTAATTTCACCTTATCCTTTATTATAATGACCGATCATGGCTCAGTTCAACTATTTAATTGATGCCTTTACTATTTGTTGTTAGGTGTGACAAGACATCTTTTATTTCCTCTATCTCATTTACTTCCTTTAAAGATCCCCAAGAGTACCCTACAGCAATATCTATGAAGAAGGGAAGCTTTGTCTTTAATAGTTCACTTGGATATTCAAATAGTATATCTCTTAGATCATATAGAGTGCTGTTACTAGTGTCTTCTCTAATGTTACAGAGAATACTATCATGTACGGGCCATAAAGTACGTACTTCAGGAGCCAGTTCTCTTCTAATTCTTTCCATAGTAAGAAGGTTCAGGTCATTAGCTGTAGCTTGTACAGGAGAATTAATAGCCTGTTTCTTTATGTCATGTATAGTATCCTTAGTTATTAGAGAGAAACGTCTACGACGACCGAAAGGATTCTCTAAATATTCATCGTCAATTGCTTTACGTTCCATTTCCTTACGCCAAGCTAAAACATCAGGCATGGGTTTGAAATATCTTGAGATGAGATCTGTAGCTTCATTAATACTACAACCTAACTGTCTAGCTATCGAAGGAGCTTCCCTACCATAATTAAGACCAAAGACAAACATCTTAGCTATTACCCTAAGCTCTTTCTGCTTTGACTTATCAGCATCTAGAAATTCATCTCCAAATATCTGTTCTGCCATTAGAGAATGGAAATCTATATCTGGTTTACTTAACTGATCTATTAACCATGGATCATTTGCTAGTACAGCCATAACTCTTAGTTCAGCACTTTTATAATCTGAAGCCCATAAGAAACATTCAGGATCAGCTATGAAGACATTTTTGATACTTCTATATAAATCACCTCTACTTTCTCTAGGCATTGTAAGAGGATTAAGTTTACTACCACTCAATCTACCTGTAACTGTTCCAAAAAGACGTAACTCAGGAAATCCTTTACCATTTTGATAAGCCTGAGCAAAGTTTTGCATATAGGTAGAAGATACTTTCAGATACTGTCTATACTCTATAAGAGTATCTACGAAAGGATGTTCTCCAGAAAGTTGTTCTAACACTTCCTTACTTGTGCTAGTGCCATTTATTTGTCTCATCTTAAACTTTTTAAAGAGAACTTCGGAAATCTGTTTAGGGCTTCTTGGGTTAAACCATCTATCCTCTGCTAGTTCCTCTAATTCCTTTTCTAATACAGATAATTTCTCAGGCATTTCAGTCATAGACTTAACTAAAATATCTGCATCCATTGAAACGCCTTCTAAGCTAAGACCTAAAAGCATTTCATTACAAGGCATTAGTATATTTTCATAAAGACTTCTAGGTCCCTCATTACCTTTAGAGTCTAAATTCTCTCTAAGTTTATCTCTAAGGATTAAAGTATAAGAAGAGTCTCTAGCTGCATAGGGATAAAGTACTTCTGGAGGTATTAAAGTAAAAGGAGCTTTCTTATTAGGAAGGTATTGTTTTAAATCACTTTCCCAATCTGGAATACCTAACATTACTCTACAAACATTTTTAAGGCCTTGAGAAGTAGTTCTTTCATCTAAAGCATAGTGCATAAGAAGAGTATCATCTCTTACCTTAATATCTATACCTTCTCTTCTTAAAAGTCTAGCATCAAAGGGGGCATTATGCATTATAACACCCTCTTGAACTTCTAAAGCCTCTTTAAGAAGATCATAGATGTTTTGATATTCGAGAAGCGGTTCCAAATCACTTCCGTGGTCTTCCAAATATTCAGCGTTCCAAGGAATAATAAAAGCCTCGTCATATCCCATACTGAGTGAAACACAAGTTATAGTACCTCTGACTGGATCTGGTTGATCGGTTTCTAAGTCAACGGCTAAAGATTCAGGGGGATTATCTCTCAAGTTTTCTAAAAAGGGAATTACCTCTTCTTGAGTCTTAAATATTGTAAACTTAAAATCTAAATCCCCCCAAATAGGTCCTCCATCAATTTGTTGTTTTAATAAATTCATACCCTCTAGAAAGTCTCTAAACGTTTCTGGGTTAGACTGTCTCAAATAGAATGCAGGATGTATTAAAGGAAGTATAACATTATCTTTATGTTTGAATAAAGTATTAGCATAATGTGTCACGCCTGTTACTTCTCTATCTAGAACTGCACTTAAAGCACTGTTGCCCATAGGTACAACATATTTAGCTTTACTCAAAGCTTCCTTTATATGACCATTACAAGCTTTTACTGCAGCCATAGAAGGATCGCCGGATCCTGCTTTATTAAAACAAAGTACACTGTTATCTGTTCTAATATCTTTCCTATGAAGACCTATAGTTTCTAGAGCTCCATTAAGTAATTCTCCAGAAGGACCAGAAAAAGGTTTACCACTTCTTACTTCATAGTATGCAGGAGCTTGACCTATGAAAAGAACATTTGAATCTTCAGGACCATCAGGAGGAACGAAGCCTTCATCTTTCATAGGACATTCTTCACAGTTACAACCAGGATACTTAGGCTCCATTTTGTAAATCCTCATGACTCTTTATACTCCATTTAAATGAAGCATAGTCAACCATTTCTTGTATTCTTTCTACTACTAGTTCATGGGGAGGGTCAACATCTATATCTGTAAGATTCCTATAATCTTTTACATAAGCACAAGAGAGTCTAGCCTCAGCTGCTTTCAAAGGAGCACTGCTATCTACACCTACAATTCTTGAACTATAATGTTTTGCCCATTCTATTTCATCTATACTATGTTGTATTCCTAGAAGATGAATTTTAGGTTGATCGTTCATACCTCTTCTTCTACGATGTATTTGCATTACGTTTTGATATAACCAACTTCTACCTCCTACGAAGTCTTCTGATATTCTAGGAATCCCAACCCACTTAAACCTTTCACTATAGTGAAGGTCTAAATAATCAAAACAGCTGATCCACTCCTCAGGAGTTTCACCTTGAGGCACTATCATTATATTATTTTTAACAGGACACCAATCTTGTTCTAGAAATTTTTCAGTCTCTGTTATTGTCCTAACTTTATCTCCTAAGAAATCAGGAGCTACTATTATGACTTCTTTATTTAATATTTCCGATGCAGCCTGAATCATTTCAGCATCTGCATAACCAATTTCTACAGTTCCGCTATCTAGTATGATAGTGTGACTATTATCGAGTGAGCTGTAATAATTAGCGTAGCTGTGAGTGTCAACAACTTCGTTAGCTAGTATAAGATGATAGTCAGTATATTTAGCGGGATCGTATTTCTCTGATATTACCGGAGCGAATTTCATCTTCTAAAGTATCCTCCAAAATTTCTGGATATTTATTTTTAATCCTACGTCTATATCCATAAAGACTATTTGCAATAGTATTTATACTTTTCATAAGACTATTAATAGTTCTAGAATCTAATCTATTACTTCTATCTCTAAGTTTCTGATCTTCAAATTCTAAATATACAATAGCATCGGCTAGCTCTTCTATACATTCCCAAGATATATCTTTATAATAAGCCCTATCTACTATTACACCTATAGAAAGTTCTACTCCATACTCTTCATGTCCTTTAGCTCTTCTATATTCAACTAATTCTTCGAAAGTTAAATCTTTGACATTAGGGTCTTGAATCACGGAATCGTACCTCCTGATATTGAGTTTCACTAAAGCAATCGTCGTACTCCTCAAAACTTATATTATCTTTCTCAAGCATAGTTGATAGTACCTTATTTACTTCTCCACTGTTAAGACCTCTACGAGTTCTTTCACTAACAGTAGTTGTCATATCATCACATTCTATTTTAGGTACTTCTTGACGTATATGTTCAGTTAAGAAAGACATTCTAGCCTCTTCTAACATTACTTCAGCGGTCTTCTTAAGTGTAGTTCCTTCTCTTCTTAGAGAAGCTGCTCTTTCTAATCCTTCGACATGCATTATAGGATTACTATCAAAATCTATTTCACTTAGACCCCAACACTTTTCCCTAAATAAACATCTACGACATTCTATACTATCATCAACAAAGAATCTTTCAGGAAGTCTTCCGGCTTCCATAAGACCCCAAAAACCTTTCCACTTACGTGTCAAATTACTCATATAGTTAGGATCTTTATATACTACACATTCTGCAAGTTCTGCAGTATTCTTATTCTTCATAACAAGAACCCAACGATCGATACCCATTGAGTTAGAAGTATCAGAATTTAGATACATCTGTAATTGTCCCATAAGAGGATAAGGACGTTTAGTTAACCTATCATAGTTTGTAACAGACCACATTCCTGGAGCAATACTAACTGCACCTTGTGTGAAGGCTCTAAAGACTTCATCTCGATAACCTTTTAATTCTACTCCTATTACTTCACCTTGGGGAGTTTCCATAAAAAGGTCTGGATGACCTCTAAATCTCAAACCATCTTGTTCTAAATAAACCATAGCTTGATCATCGCCATAATTCCAACAACGATAACCTGCAGTAATAAATCTTGCTACTATATCAGATTCATGTAAGTTACCATCATCTGCAGCCATTTGAGATCTTCCTGTTTCAGGAAAGTCTTGTTCGTATCCCATAGCTACGTAAGCCTGTTGTCTAGGGCAATTTTCTACCATCGACATCCTGATGTTTCCATTCGTCATTGGACTTCTTGTCCATTGAGATTCCCCGTGTAAACTTTCTATAAGCATCCCTTAAAAACTCCTTAACGATCTTTAATTCTATAACCATAAGTGTCTATTATTAATCCACATTCTTTATAGTCGTGACTTTCACACAAAGGTTTTAGACAATTTCTACATATTGTATTTGTTCTTAAATTACAGATACAACATATATCAGGCTCTGTTACTATTTTGCCTTCAGCTGTAGTTATAAATTTTCTATGTCCATTCTTCATTTCTCTCACCTACCTTTACCAGAGAGGTACCGCTGATAACCACGATTACGGCTGGCCCCACACGTGACGGGAGGTAGTTTGAGGGAGGTGACCTCATGCCAGTTTCCCGATCAACGGTACCTCTCTAGCAAAGCTAGAGAAGAAATTAAATCAAACTTCCATTCTTAGCAAATAAAGTTAGGAACTCTTGTCTAGGAGCAGCATTAGTTAGAAATACCCCTTTAGCAGTACTTGTAGTAAACTTCTGTAACTCTGTTTTTACTCCTCTCATAAGAGTACACATATGAACAGCTTCAACTACTACCATTACTCCTGTTGGATCTAATACTCTATTCATAGACTGAGCAATCTCATCAGTTACTCTTTCTTGAATAGTTAATCCTTTACCTGCTGCATCAACCATTCTAGTCATCTTGGAAAGACCAACAGTTTTAGCGTGAGGAATATATCCTAAACAAACTTTACCCCACCAAGGCAATATGTGATGTTCACAATGTGAACGTATGGGAATGTCTTTAACTATAACCATTTGATCAAAAGTCTCGTCCATTACCATTTCGCCTAAAACAACATCTAAGGATTCACCAGGCCAAAAATCTTCTTGAAACATCTCTCTAAAACGTCTAGGAGTATCTTTTAAACCTTCAGCAGTAATATCTTCACCAAGACTCTTTATTATCAATTTAGCGGCTTTCTCTAAATCTCTTCCTCTTTCCTTTTTTCCATAATTAGCTATATTTTCAATTTCCCCATATATCTCAACCATTAAAGACTACCTCACAAATTTTACCTGTTTCTTCCATTACTAAATCCTTAGCATAACATATTACGTCACAAAACACTTTTACATTACTCCATTCTAATCCACTCTCAGTCTTTGAAAACAATCCCTGACTGGTCCAATGGTACTTTCCACAATATTTATAACCACAGTACTTAGGTTCAGTATCGTTAATCATAGTCATCTGAGCCATTACACTCCTTTCATATTACCAAAAGCTAAAACGTGCAACCTAGTAGTTAAATTATATCCTCGTTCTCTACAAGCTTCAAATAACCAGGGCAGTCTATCGCAAATAGTATCTCTATCTACCCCTTCGGGCATTATAAAAATACCATTACCATTTAATCCCCAATTACCTATATAACTATCTATTTCAAGGAAGTCTTCAGGATCTGATACTACATACTTAAGTATCGCCTTCTTTCTTTTATATAAGTCTAAATACCCTGGATGCATTTCTGTATTTCTTATTCCATTACCAGAATTTAATAGCTTAGGAGAAACATTGAAGTCAGTTCTAGTTAAGCTTAATTCATTAGGAACTATTGTACCATTCGTTTCTATCTCTATACTCATATCTAAAGGTATAGACTCTACTAAACGTTTAAGTTGTTTTTGCCATATTAAAGGTTCTCCTCCTGTAATAACTAATAAATTATTCCCATAGTCTAATATTCTTTCTCTAATACCCCAAAGATCCAATACTTCATATTTATAGTATCCTTCATCTTCAGGATCCCAAGTTTCTTTCTGATCGCACCAAACACAAGCTAAGTTACATCTCCTTAACCTTAAGAAAGTAGCGGGATAACCACACCTTCTACCTTCTCCTTGTAGAGAACTGAACATCTCACTTACTTCTAATGTATCAGGAGTCATTTTGTAACCTTACAGAACCTAATTCCAATTTATCTACTCCCCATCCTTGAGTCTCCTTCCAAAACATCTTTTCAGCTATCTCCACGGCTTCTTGTTCAGAATCTGCAAAGATTCTAGGATAATTTCTATGCATAACATGATGGGACTTAAAGCTAACTACGTAAGGTTTCTTCCCATCTGGTTTGGGTGGCATATTCTGTTGGGTCATCGACTCCCGCCTCCTCAAATGCTACCTGTCTAGAAATACAAGTAGGACACTCCCCACAATGAATCTCAGTACCTTCATAACAAGAATAGGTCATTTCGAAAGGCACACCTAAAGTATGCCCCATAGCTACAATCTCACCTTTAGTCATCCACATTACTGGAGACTTTAGTCGGACAGTATAATAGGAACCTACGTTGATAGCACTAGCCATTGCGCCAATAAACTCAGGAGTACAATCAGGATAAGCATAATTGTGAGCATCATCGGCATGGGCTCCAAAGTAAACGAAATCGCACTTATTGATTTGTGCTATAGCAGTTGCTATGGATAGAAGGTTAGCATTCCTGAACGGTACATACGTAGGAGAAGGGCCTTCGCTATCGCGGATCTCTTCATAGGTAAGATGTGGATTATCTTTATCAGAATCCATAAGAGTACTACCAAAGCCTTTGAATATATCTGGTAACTCAATTTCCATATGTTCTGTTTTAAAATATTTACATACCTCTCGAGCTGATCTTATTTCTCTATCTTGATGTTTCTGACCATATGCAATAGAAAGACCAATTATCTCTTCACACTCTTCAGCAGCATAAGCCAACAGAGTTGAAGAATCTAAACCACCAGAATGCAAAACTAAACCTTTCATTATCTATCTCCTTTTAATTAAACGCATATCTACCCAGTCTTCGTTATACTCTTCCTCATAACCTTGATGTTCACTTTTTGTGATAGTAAAACCTAATTCCCTAGATAACCTAGAAACATCAGAAACATACTTGCCCTCAGTTCTTAAAGTAAATAATCCTCCAGATTTTAATACTCTATAAACCTCCCTTATAGATTCTTCAAGGTCTGCATAAGGACCTATTACTTGACCAGCATTTACTTTATCGAAAGTTGAATTAGGATAAGGTAATTCTTCAGCTCTTCCCTGAACAAAATCTCCATAAGATACTTCTTGGTCTATCTCAGACTTTCTACGGAGTTCAGGAAAGTCTTCTATGTCTATAGAATCTGTAAAGCCTATAGGAAGATCCATAGGTCCAATATCTAAACTTCTTTCAGGCATCTCTTTCATCTCTCTTACGATAATTTTTTGGTACTATCGCATCTCCAAAAGTTTGAGGATCAGTTCCTTTCATAAACTCTTCTTTTAGTAACTGGGCACTCTTAGCTGCTACTTCAGGATTCTTCGCAAGAATCTCTATAATATTAAAATTGTACATCTCAAGTAAATAGCTACCTAATTCTCCTAACCACCATTTAAATTGGTTATCATCATCATCTGGATCATAGTACATTATAGAGACCTTGTCCATAAGGATCTCATATGAATTTTAGCTTGTTTTAAATTACATTCCTTACATAATCGAAAAGAAGACTCACTAGTGTATTTCTTCTTTATACCTCTTTCTAGACTACATTCAGGACACGTAACCCATAACATAGTCCTACCATCCTCTCTATAAGTTTCACCAACATTCATGGTTTTAATTTACTCCATGCTTCATTAAGTTCTTTCATAGCTTCCTCGTGACCATTTCTATCTGGATGTAATACTTTAGTTACTTCACGATAAAGTTTTTGTCTTAATTCTCTTGTAGGAAGACGTTCAAAAATAATGGACCAAGGATTGATAGCCTGATTCCTTGGCCCACTAACTTGACGCTTATTCTGTTCTTTCTTGGAGGAGTCTTTAGCGTTCTCACGCCCTTGATACTCTACATCATATCCATGTGATTTTAAAAGGTCTACTAAAGTCTTTTTATAGGGTTCTCTAACGTACCACATCTTAAGTTTTGGATCGTATTTATAATTTCCAAAACCTATATCTTTTTTTAGATCCTCTTGCATCCAAGGATCATACTTACAAGTAAGACGATACCATCCAGGATGATCATAATAGACACCAGCTTGATCTTTAACTGTTGTCATAATGATATCCTAGCGAATTGTTTTCTTACTTTAGATTTCCATTTTGGTTTAACTTCTTTACCTGAAGGCATAACTTGAATTAACCACCCCTCTTTAATACCTCTATCTACTGTTTCTCGTACTGAGACCGTATCTACTAAACTTATTCTTTCCTGATGTACCTTCTCTCCTATTATATATTCTGGACCTATATCAGCTTTATTTTTATAAACATTACTGCCATCATAGAACCAGTTATTTGGAACTTTAACCCTTAATACTGAAAGTCTACCTCCTCTACCTGTATTATAAAAATGAATAAGGGCTGATAATAACCACTTATTAAGATCTCTCTTGGAAGATAAGTAAGAGGGAACCATCAACCCTTTTTTTAGGATCATATTAACCTTTCTAGAGGGGGTAATATGATATAGAATCATTAGATATCTGAGATCTCACCTAGGGGAGTGAGAGTGCGTCTATTTAAGCTAGAGCGCCTGCTTCTTCTTCATTAAGGGCACGCATTTGAGCAATGTCGGCTTGAGGCTGACCTTGATAGTCACGAGTACGTGTAGTGATTACACACTCTTTACCTATCTGAGCTTCGCACCAGTCTTGATCCACTTCAAACTCGCTACCGAGCTCGTCGGGATTATCACCTAAGGCAACCAGAGTACGATAAAGACTCCATAGAGAACTCTCGTTCAACTGGGTATTATGGGGAACAGTCTTACCTATAAGACCTACTCCATCGTCACTGCCTCTAGTTGAGACAACATCAGTTACTTTGTAGAGCCAGAAGATTCCCGGATTTCCACCGGAGGACTCTCTCTCATTGCACTGATCTACCGTGACACGATAAATGCCAGCAGGTACAGGCTCGAAAGTCCTAAGTTCTTGATTTGCCAAATTCACCTTAACCAAAATATTCACCTTTTTTATTTAAGATATCCCCTAGATGAGATCTCAAACATCTAATGATAACTAACTTAACACCAATCTTGACCGAAACGAGGATCTATCATCTCTTACCCCCTTATCTTTTCTACAATCTTTTCCATCGTTGGATCTTCAATGAAAGTACCAAGACTTCCAGATCTATCACGCCCTCGAGCTGTACCATTGATACTAGGTACAAGAACTTTAACATCTTTCTTACTAGCAACATCAGCAGTTGTTAATCTACCAATAATATCAAACACAGAAGAAATTAATACTGTAGCTTTACCAATGAAGAGAGGCTGGATATGCATCTTACCACTCAAAGGATCTTGAGCCTTTCCTTCGTGAGCAGTAGCAATGAAATTTACTCTTCTTCCATCTTTAGTTTGAAGATCTCTAAACCTCATATACATACGTTTCATTCTTTCATGAATCCTTCTATAGTCAGCTAACTCTGCTAATTCAGGATCATGATCACCTGAGCTTTTCCTTTCGATACCGAAAGCTATACACTCCAACTCACAATACCTTTGTATCTCACTGCCTCCATCTAACATTATAGTTTTATATTCATGTTCGTCTTGAGTTAACCATCTATAAGCTTCTTCAAGAGCTTTCCAAGGACTTACGTCTTTATTTTGCTCACTAGAAAGTTGTGCAGCCATCTTACTCAAGTGAAGAGTGTTTAAACCATCTCTATTACGAATACTTAAAGTACCAGAATCACAATCTATTAATAGAGCAGGAAGCATTGAAGGTACATCTACAATAGTACCTAACAAAGGAGTTTTACCTTCGCCAGGTTCACCATACACCATCATATTGAAAGTAGCATAGTCTCCATCCCAAGGAGAACCATCTATATACTCTGCAACATTTAAGGTCTTACCTTTCCTTCCATTTATCCAAACCGATGAAGTCATTCTTCTCTCTCCAATCTCAATATCATCAATTATAACATCATTTAATATGATGCTTCAAGTGTGCTCCCTCTCGCTGTAATTATGTCTGCTCGCTCAAAAGCTTTGGTAATCTCTTCATCTATCAAACCTAGATGTATAAGTTCATCGTAATCCTTATTTAAGACAGCTCTACCTATACGTTCCCTTTTTCTACGTTGCCTTAATTTTCTTTCAGAAGTTAGAATACTTTGAAAAGGAACCCCATCTAAACCATTAGGGATAGGACCTATTATACTTGAATAGACTTTGAGATGACCCTGTCTAAAGGCATTTCTATAAGATACATAAAATGACCATGCTAAGTCCCAAGATAGATCTAATCTCTCCCAAGAGAAACATTCTAAAATATCTGAGAACGCCTCACGCCACTTTACAACGTCCCTTCTTCTTTCATATTCAGACTGTCTATCAGAGTCGTCTTCATCATCATCTTTTATATCAGTATCGTAATGCATTTGATATAAAATATCTTCAACCCAAGTAGAATTAGTGGGCTCATATAGTTCTATATTTTCACGAGACATTAAATCTTCAGAGAGTAACATTAAACCCTTAAAATCTGGGTCCACAAGTTTCTGGCTTAATCTAATAACATCATTAGTGTTATGTCGAACAACCATACTTTGTATATGTCTTCGTCTAGCATATATAGGATCTCCTAATCTTTTAAAGTAGTCCTCAAGTCTTCCCATACCATCCCGAGATGTGAATCGTATCTTTCGAGAGCTCATTTATTTCCTCTATATAGCTTCTATCCTCTAAAGGATAATGTTTAGGTATTGTACCTATAAAACAAGAATAACCGCAGGAACCACAAATTCCCCAAACATTATCGTGATCTTCAATGTAAGAGAAGTATGGCCATCTAGCTACGTTATAAGATCCGTTACATACCAAGACGCCTCTGGTATAAGATAGACATAAGATCTGTCATTTTTGGAGGAACCGTAGGTATAGAATATTCGAAAAAGTCACCAACTCTATATTGTTCCATAAACCTTCTTGCAGGACCTAAGCGTACTTTCTGTGATGTCGATTCAAGTACAGAAATATGTTCTATAGCTTCACCTCCGTACTTACGATAAGCAAAAGGAAGAGACGCTAAATAGTTTCTAGGTACTTCAAAAGAAAACATATTCTTAGAACCTCTAGCAAACTCTACAATTTCACTATTTTTCCATTCACAACCTTTATATTGGTCATCAAATAAAATCATAGTACCAGAACCTTCTTCACTAAGGCCTCCAAAGCCTCCTTGAGTTCTAGTTGAGTCAATTAGAGCAATACCGTCTACAAATTCTCCTACTACTTCTTTACCTAAAGAGGACTTATAAAGTTTAGTTCTTACGTCACTAGTAACGTGTGAAGCAAATATCGGATTATATAAACAAGAAGCTCTAGTGTAAGGATCTTCTTCAAAGGAGTCTTGCACTCTATAAGAAGAAATAAACTTACCCCAAAGTGCAGCCATAGAAAGCTTTAGGAATCCTGAAAGAAAAGGATCATTCCTTCTTAAAGTATACATATAGTTTCTAAGTAGTTTTCTAAAAGGAAAGTTTAAAGGTTCACTATAGCTTTTTATAAGACCCCAAGAACCTTCATGTACTTTCGTTATACGTCCAAGATCAGGATATTCAGATAATAAATCTATTTCAGGTTTACCTAACCAGACGTTAACTAAAGGACCTATAGGAAAGAAAGAAGAGTTCTCTCCAAATCTAACAGATATAGGACCTCTAATTAATAAAGGATTTATTTCTAAGTCGCATCTAACAGCAGCATATACTGCTTCACTTTGTAACTGTGTAGAGTCTACCCAATATATTTGATTTAGATCTACAAGCTCACTTATAGTTGCAGGAAAGGCAGAACTTATATCATAATCTATTACTTCATTTATTCCAAAGATATTACCTTCTATTCTTGCGGGTTTAAAAGAATTAGCAAACCTATGAACATGAAGATAATTGTTATCCGCAGGAAGTACTTGTTTTGGATATACTTTACGAAGAACTAAAGATTCAATTAATTGTCCTGGAGATCTTATTGCACAATCACCTAAACCAGCATTCCATAATTTTGCATGAGCAAGCTCTGCACCTTTTCTAAAATGACTAGGGTCTGTAAGATTAGAGAACTCTTTCTGTAAAGAAAATAAACTATGCAGATTAATTAACTTACCAGTCTTATTACCTCTACTAACGGTTAACCAAGGAGAGTTCCCTGGAATACTTAGAGTAGTGCCTTTCCATTCAGTTTTTCCTAGGACTGCAAGCTCCTTAATATTCCTAGGCCAAAGCACTTTAAAAATACTGTCAAAGTAACCTCTGCTTTCTACAGAAGTAACTACTTCTTTTCCTATTATCCATTCGAAAATATCATCAGTACTTAACTCTTCAGTCTCTGACCATAATTGAGGATAACCATCATCATCTACTTCTATCTTTAAACCATAGTAGTCACGATCTAAACCTCCTTTTACAAAAGACTTAGCTACTACATCTGGAAGATCCCTAGGCTCCTCCCAATCCGGAGCAGAATAAAAAAGCCTTCTATAAACTTCAGAAGGACGATTAGGGTGAGAAGATTGCGTGGAGCTCTGGCTCGATGTCATAATCATCATCTCCTGTATAGATTGCCCTTTCTATTTGCATAGTAGTATCATAAATTGCTTCTTGCCAGTCTATAGGTCCTAAGATAGGATGTATATTGACACCTCTATCATCCATTTCAGATTCTCCTAGAAGTTCTAGATAACGATCTCTAACTCTTCTTCTCATAGCTCTAACAATAGCCTGAGTTCTTCTATGTCTAATGGGCATTGTAGGAGCCATTCTTTCTGCTAACTCCGGAGGTAACCATTGACTTAAGTATCTTACTCTAGCACGTATATCAGAACTACTCGGCCGTCTCCTTCTCCTGTTCCCTCCGGGTGTCGTCATTCTTCCTCTCTCTCAAAATATCTCTAATCAATTTCTGCTTGTAGTAGTACTTAGCTATTCCTCTTATAGCTGCTTCAGTAGTTCCTTCTGGTATCTCATCAAAAGATATAGGACCATTAGGATCTATCTTAATATTTGGATACTTCCTAATATATTCTCTAGCTAACCTATCTCTTACGTTTCTAGAGATTCTTCTCTCTGCTTCTCTATGTAATTGTTCTTGAAGAGTTAAGGGCATATTAACTCCTCAGGAATCTCATACAAGTAGTCAAAAGGAATTCCCCTACTTTCTGCTTTCTCTTTGGCTCCACCACCTCTATATACTACACTCAATACACCGTTAACTCTGAATCCTTTATTAAGAAGGTACTCAATAGAAGATTCCATATTTACGCCTGAACTAATTACTTCGTCTACTAAGATACAATCAAAAGGAACTCTAGGAGGCTGTGTTAGTTTATCAGTTCTATTCATCTCGTACTTTATATGTTCTTCTATTACAAAGTCTGTATTATATAGCCGATAAGGAGTCTTAACAATGTTATCTTCCTTACGTACTATAACTAGATCAGAATCTAACCAACTACATTTGTTTATTAAGCTACTAGCCAATAAAGTTCCGTGAAGTTCTTTACCTGCTATAAACTCAAATTTCCAAGGTCTAGTAAAGAGTTTAGTAGAAAGAGCGTTAGTCAACTTAGACATCATTTTTCTACTACAAGTTAAAGGGTATAGATCTATCCAACTCGAAACAAAGTTTCCATCTGAAATTGGAAATCTACCTTCTTGAATACAGTATTGATTAATCGCGACCCTTAAAGTGTTTAACGCTTCCGTCTCTATCATAAACCCTAACCTCCTCACCTTCATTAGGTTGGTAAGCTACTCTAATTACTCTAATACCGCATTTAAGATTCCAATAACCTAAAGTAGCCTTCGAAATACCTAAAGTCTCAACAGTACCAGAAGCTCCAAATTCGTTCTGAAGATTAATTAGTACCTTACCTAAAGGCAAGTCGTATTGCTTTTCAATTTCGTTCATTCTAGGAGACTGCCAATTTCTTGTTACTATCATTTCTGCACCTTATCCTTTAATGCTTCGAAGTGTATTATGACTACACCAAGTCCAAAGACCGCAGTAATAAGTAAAGGCACTCCTAAGGTTGCAAAGTAAATACATCCTAGAGTACCACTACCAAAAGAGAGGCCCACACTTAAGATACTAATATATTGTTTAAATTCCTTAAGATCTATACCTCTCTTTCTTTTCACTTTTTTAACTTCTCCTACTGACCTAGGAGTAAACAGTGTTTTTATTGCCATTATACTAACTCTTTCTCCTTTAAGTATTCTAAGGCTTCTAAGAACTTATCGCCATTCAAAGGAACATGTTCATCTCTTTCTCCTAACCATTCGAATCCAATACTATAACCAGGAGCTTTGCCAGTCTTCTCTTTCTCCATCATTTGAGCAGCTACTTCTACTGGCATAGTCCAAATGTTCTCAACAATGTTATCAACAACATCTAGACGTATATCATTAAACCATTCGAACTCTTTAGCTCTATAATAGAGGTTTCTATAGGTTCTAATAGTGTCTAATCTTGAAGGTCTCTTAACATAGCTATCTAAATGAACTAATTGTGCTTCCGGTATATATTGATAAATACTATCACCAACAAAATAGTAGCACGTTGAACATTTAGAACAAACGTAAGTACCAAAAGACCCTGCAGTCAACCAGTATAAATGTTCTGTAGGTTGTTCGACGCTAGTCCAACAATATGGACATTCCCTTTTAAGGAAGGAGATATTATAATCTCCCTCCACAAAAGAAGTACTTATTTCTCCTTTTATTTCTCTATTGATCATAACTCTCCATATTTTCTAAACTTCTTACAATATTCTTATAACGTATTAACTCCTGTTCAGCCTTACTTCTCATGTCATCGCTATAGACCCTCCAATTAAATTCAGAATTCTTAAAGAAACCAACTCCATCTTCTCTTACTTCAAAACCGTACGGATAGTCTTCAGGATTATTACAACATCTTGAACACATAAGTTTAGACTCACCATCAGCTTTAGAAGAGAAACTAACCATACCATCTAATATAGGTTTACTACACGTAGTACATACAGCATATAAAGCTTTCGAAGGTTTAAACCAGTTTAAAGTATTATGATGAAAGTACTGACGCGTCTCATAAACATTAGCAGCTTCACCTTCTCCTGCTAAGAGTATTTTACTACTCCACTGATTATTCATATTCTCTAAATCTGAAGACTTTTTGTAATCAGAAGCAGTCATAATAAATATACCGTACTGACTACAAGTATGTTGATTCGTAGTAGTCCATCCTACGTTATATAATAAAGCAGAATAAGTTTGACCACAGGCTCTACATACTTCAGCTTTCCGTATTATTGGAGACGTTAAAGCCGGGGTCTCTCCAAGATTACATTCACACATAAGATCAGGACATACATGAACGGAAACAGCTTTAAAGTAAGCTAGACCAACTAAGTTATGAAAGTCCGTAACAGCTTGAACCTTAGCAGATTCTCTTTCTTCTATAACCTTTACTCTTGCTGCATATTCTTCAGGATGAGCTTTCTGGTAAGCTTTCAATTTATCTTTCAAAGCTTTTTGTTCCGCATACTTTCTCTTGGAATATTCCTGTCTACTTTCATTGTTCATTTGTATTCTCACCTATTTGGATCTATATGATAATTATACCATTATATAATATGATGCTTCAAGAGTACATCGGAGCGTATTCAGGTTGGGGTGTTCCTTTCATCAGTTCTATACTTATAGATATTTGTCCTGAGCTAAATGACTCTCCTCTATGAGGTTCTGAATCGTCATCGGATTGTTGAGGGTACCATTCATCTCTATAACCTGTCCATTTCTGTTCAAACTCATCGTATTTAGCAACACAAGGGCATGGCGTCGGTGATAGAGTTGATCTTCCATAATTATGATGTCCTAGCCAAGTATCTATTTCTGCATGCCAACCTATCAATCTTCCATCTTGATCTTGTATAGGCCATTCACTAATAGGTAAATCACACTCACACTCAGCAACCTCAAACTCAATAGGACTGTAGCTAGTATACCACCATCCTCCTTCTTCAGATCCTCCGTAACACCTTTCTGCTTTGTAAACATTAACAAATAAAGTCCTCTTCATTTTAACTACCTCTAGTCATCTTAATTAGCTTTTCTAGTTGTTCTTCATTTACTTCATAAACTTTCATATTAGGAGTCGCACCTTCTATCCAAGATTCTAAAGGGAACCTCATTGTAATTTCATTACATGCTCCTCCCATTGCTGCTTGTATTAAAGCACATCCTGGACGCATAAGCTTAATATCATAAGCTATCTTCATTAAACCTCCTGCCAACATTGGGGTGCCATATGACATCTAAGTTCTCCACAACTACATAACTGACCCTCATTCCATAGTTTAGCATATCTATAAATACTTCTAGGATCTATACCTAGATTTAGAGAATCAGCTTCTTCAATCACTTTAACAAGTGAACCATGCTTAGTACCATGTTTTACATAAAGAAGAACGAGAGAACTCATTTTCTCTTTTCTATGTTTCTTAGTAGGTCTAGCAGGCATTCTAAGCTCCCATACTCCTTTCCATATATTCTTCAGCGTCCCATTCATGCAGCATGTTAAGGAAGTTGTCTCGAGCTTTCATTAACTCTTTAGCACCTATAGTATAGTCTTCATCAAATTCAGGTTGTACAGCTCTTCCTTGACATAGCTCACAAGTCATATTATAGACACCACTAAAGTAGTCTTGACGGAATTCAGGATCTTCATCAAAATCTTCTCTTGATAACCCATTACTATCAATACTTGGATTTACATATTCTCCTCTACCATCACAGATACTACAAACGATCCATTTAATGTGATACCATGGCTTATTTTCTAATATCTCCTCAACTTCTTCTTCACTAAGACTATCATCCATTTCGGGATAATCAAATCTCAGAGTTACCTTTCTCCTGTCAGGTGAGACTTCTTCCCACCAACGACTGCTATTGTAATAGTCCCTTCTATCCATTGGCATTATCTTTCTCCATTCTTCTCTTCTCGAGTATCGAAAGGATCTCCAGGATCCTGCGAAGGTACGAATATACAGTTCTCTAAACATCGATTACAGAAACCAGAAGGTCCACCGTGATTAATAGTAGACATATCTAATTCACCAAAAGGCTCTGCTTCACAACATTCAGAAATCCAATCAATATCGTAAGTCATTTACTCATCCCATAATGCAGGAGACATATGTCCATAGAGATTATCTAACAGATATTGCATATCTGCAATGTTAGAAACCTCTCGCATAACTCCTTCAGTTTGTTCTAGATACTTAATACCACAGTACAAAGCCTGTGCCATTATAAGTGTACCTCTTGGAGAATCCTTAAACTCTAATGCCTGTATAATTTGAGGGTTACTCATTTCTTCATTTCCTCCTGATAAATTTGATCGTGCTTATAGTCTAGAACTATATCTACTTCATACCCTTTATCATTCTCAGGGAGATTATCCAGATCTATATGAAACATATGATCATAATTAGAATCTTCTCCCATTCGCATGATATCCGATATAGACAAATTACCTATTAAAGCTTCGCAATACTGACGAACTAACTCACGGATTTCCGAAGGCTTCAAACCTTCATAAAGACTGTCAATTCTTTCGGTTTCTGCGTACCAAAAATCAAATCTCTTCAAAAGCTCTTCATCAACCATTCTCTTCACCTCCTTTTAACTTAATGAAAATATCCAGAGTTATACGATGATTACAACGTGGACAAGCGTACATTGGTACATCATTATCTATGTTATCAAGCTTCATAAACTGAGGATTCTCTTCTTCTTCAGGTTCGTAACAGTCTTCACAACCTATATCAACCTGTATACTTAAACTAGGCATTCCTTCACCTCCTTTACTACGTTTATAGTACATACGTAGATTTGAGAGGCTATCGACACTAGCCCCTCTGATCTACCTACGTTCCTTTAGATTCCGCAGGTTCTGTCTCTTCACTCTGTTCCATAGCTTCAATCATAAGATTTAAAAAGGCCCTGTCTAATATTAAACAAGCCTTATTTCCATCTAAATGATCGACCCAGATTTCTAAGATACCTGGAACACCTTCTTCCCATTCAAAACTGGGTAAAGGTTCAGCATCAACATGTTTCTCCGTAATAACTACTTCACAAATCATCTACTCTTCTCCTTAAGAAGGTATTCTCCAACTAAATTCAATATCCTTAAATTTTGTTCATCCCACTGATTCAGACCATAAGGATTATTAGTATGCATCTTACAATACTGATCTAGCATATAACTTAACAAAGCTAACTTAAGATCCTGACGCTCCCAAATGTCATCTAAGAAGCCACCTACTGTAAAACCTCCAAAGTAGGAGTGCATACATTCCTTATATAACATCTCTGCTTCATCATAATCCTTAGGACCCTTATAATCTTTTAAGAACGTTTCCCTTTCACTTAGTTTGACATCATCTATAGGAAATACTTCTTCCTCTCCATGATCTCTATAAAAGAGCATATCCCTAATATTCTCTCGAACAGATACGTCTTCTAACTCCTTATCGAACACGCTCATCTAATAACCCCTTTCTGATAGTCTGCAATAATATTTACACAGAACCTGAGTGCATTTTCTTGCCAAGAAGTAGCAGCTTCCTCATCATTCGGATCATCAACATTTTCATAAGGTTCATCCCTTGAGAATATAGGAGCTACTGCAAATTCCTTCATCTGATAATAATCATCACTGAAAGTTCTTAATGCCACAGCTAATTCCTCTGGCATACCTTCCCATTCTGCATCATCATCTTTTTCTGCAACAGCAACAACGAAAAGACTAACTCTCATTATTCGTCACACTCAACTACGTAATCTGTCCTAACTTCCGTTTTCTCAACGATTCTACATCCTGGAGCCAGAGCACCTTTATTTATACTGACTTTCAAGACTCCTTCGTGACCGAAGATTCTTCTAAAGACATAACTTATGTCTCCATTATGAGTAGAAACCTCTCTCAACGCAGGAGTATTAAAGACCCTTTGAACCATGCCCCTAACCCTTTCAGACTGCTCATTATCATCAGTAAAGATACTAACGTACAATCTACAGATTCTCTTATAATCCTTACTAATTTCACTATCCCAAGCATCGTCACCATGACAGCTCCAACGAGGCAAACGCTCCTCTTCACTGTCAATAGCTAAACCAACCTGAGAATCTAAAACGTTCATAAAATTCACAACTACATCACTATGAAGAAACTCACGAACGATCTCATAATTCTTCCTAGTTTCTTCAAACCTCTCTTCAGACCTTTCTCTAGCCGAAGATATCATAGTCAGACGTTCTTCTAATTTCTCTGTTGTCATTACTTCTCCTTAATTTATTGTTCCCCTAGCTGGATGCTCATATATTCAGATGAGGTACGAGGAATACCTGCCCCAGCTTCGGGGAACACAGCACTTACCCTGAAATTGTAACCTCAATAGTCTGAGGCACATCGCCTTTAACAGAATCTTTATTCAGGTAGATATTATCTAACCCTTCAGAAGATCCTTCGGCCTTCTTGAACAAATGCTTGTTCTTCGTAGACCTATCGAAATACAGAGTAATTTTTAGCTCTTCCACTATACAACCTCCAGTTTCTCTTTCAAACTTTGAAATCTCCGTGGTTCAGCTTTCGCTATAGCTTCTGCTTCAGCAAAAGTATTAGATAAAGAGAAAGAAACCAGAAACTCTAAACATTCTTTGCATAGACCCCTATCTTTCTCTCCTTCATAATCAGCTGTAACACCAGGAACATCTGGTTTAGCTACGCGCTTTTTACAAAGACCACAATCTAAAGGAGCAATCTCGTTAAGATCACTACTCATCTCGATTTATACCTCTTTCTCTACCCCAATAGTAACAACCTATACCAGCTAACAACACTGTGATAGCCCATACAAGACCAAGTCCCCAATTCATTAATTCTAGCATGCTTTTCTTCTCCTTTCTATATCATGCATTATTTGTTTATCCTAGATTGCAACATATATTCTCTGAGTTCCATGACGCCATTAGCCATGATGACGATCATCAGTGCTAGAACCTACAACCTTCGGACATTCACCTTAGGCGTCAGGACAAGTATCGAAAGCAGCTTGCCATTCGTCTTTATGGTTTTCCATAATGACTTTATTGGCCCAGTTGCGACGAGTCCTATAAGCCTTACCCTTGACTTTCTGAGCTTCCTTACCAGCTTTGATCTTCTGGATCATATCGAAGTCCTCTTGACTAACGTCGGGCATTACATTCACCTCCTTTTAAGATTTTCCCTGACCTAAATGTCCTTAGACCAGAGCTCAGCCTACTACACTTAAATAATAGACTGAACTCTTGCTTAAGAATCGTCACAATCCTTTCCACACTCATGAACTAGAGGATGTTCGCTACTATCAGAACAGATACATCCCGAACCGTTAAAAGCTGGAAACAACGTTCTTGCGTTTACTACTTCAAAGGGTACATCTTCATTCCTCCAACCAATATTCTTAGTTCTCCACAAAGCATTGCAACCCTGACAACGTACAGTAACATGTCCAAAAGTATTCTTACATATAACACCGTCGTGAGTCGTTCTAGCTTGCATCATCTTCTTCCTCAAATCCAGGAGGATTAGGCAAACTGTCCAGGTTATCCTCAACAGTTTTACTTACAATCCCTTGAGCATCAGAAATACAATCATCACAACCAAATCCAATGATCGTACCTATGATCTGCATTCCTTCAATACCATGAGCACATTTTATCATCTTGAACTACTTTCCCTCCAGCAGTTATAAGTATCCCCAGGAAAGATCTCCATTACGTGCGTAACTCCCTCATCACCACCTCTATTCCAAATTCGAGTTTCTAGATCCTGAAAAACATGTTTGTCCTTGAAAACATATCCATAAGGGAAAACTTCTACTCCCTCTTCAACACCACCATTTTCCTTGATCATTGCATTATGCATGTTAGTCAAATGCCACCAAGACCAACCGTGGAATTTAGCACTACCACTTCCATCAGCCCTAACTAGTTCTGTACACGTAGGCATTATATTACCTCCGGATATAAATCTTTATACTTCGTATTCTCGAAGATCCAAATCGTTCCTTCAGAGTCCTGTAATACTAAACTAGGAACACTTCCTAATTCAATTACATGTTCATCCTCATTTGAGGAAACAGAAAGCACCGAAACAGATCCTACAATCCGCAACGATGCTCCCCTCTTACCTTCAAGGATTTCAGTTCCTCCAGGATATACTATATTTATAATCAAGATGAACCAAAATTCAAGTAGAAGTCTTCAAAGAACTTGTCACAACAATGAACACTATCACTACAAGAACACCAACAGCATTCATCACAGTAATCATGTTCGTGTTCATCTACCAGTTCTTCAAGACACATTAGACACCCCAACGAAACAATCTACGCAGGAATCCTCCCGTAGACTTTCGAACTTCAGGTTCAGGAGTCTCTTCAAACTCTTCCAACGTTGCTGCATAAGAATCTAAAGAATCTAAAGAGTCCTGCTTACCTATTTCCCCTTGTACAGCTTCTTTCCAAGTCTCAATCATGGAGTTCAGAGCATCTACTTTATTATCCTTGAACTCTTGAGGATAAGTCTTCTTCAAAAAGTCCAAACCCGCTAATCTACAAGAAGTACGAAACTTAGCTGAAGTTCCCTGAACCTTATTCATCGGAAGTAATCCTTCCATAACCTTTTCGAACTCTTCTGGATGACTATTCGATACTTCCCTTCGTGCATGGTAATTCGACTTCGAATACAAAGCCTTTCGAATACCTTCAGGCATTTCTTCAGGCCAGTAGACCACTACCTTACCTACACGAACCGTGTTCTTTTGCTTGACTCTCTTGTCACTTTTAGTCGACATGTTCTACCTTTCTATCCTTCGTTGACAAATCTATCAAACTAGTTACTCTCTGCGCGTAATATGCTCCACCTCGGAAACAGTTATCACACAACCAATGAAGTAACCCATTGATCCCTTCTGAGTATTTCACTAACTTAGCCTTCTGCGCATTTTCATGGTCACACAGAAAGCTCGGATACTCTCCATTCCAGTTAGCTAACATTCGATCTCACCTTCAAAACCAATACAGAATCAGACCTTGATCCCCACCCTCGCATACCCATGATCAAGATCTAACTACC